AGTTCTTTTGCGTGTTCATCCGATACATGATGTGGAACACCTTGACGGAAAGAACTGAAGTCTTTGTTCTTGGCGTGTTCTCTCATCTTGGTGCCAGACATACCTTCTGCACCTTCAGCATCAGGGTCACGGTGACCAGCAGATACTACATTAATTTTTTTAAATTTATAAAAACCATGACGACCTTCTACACCATTATATCTGTGTAACAATTCATGCATTTCTTTAACACGGTCAGAACCAGCAACAACAGTTAAATGGTCATGTCCAGCTGCGTGTAACTTGGCAGCGTGATGTAGAATTGTTGGATGTTCTTTTGATGAATTTTCAAAATGTGTACCTGGAGAATAACGCTTTAGGTGTTTAATCTTCTGTTCACCAGATAATGGATTCTTTTTACTGTCTTGTGAATGTGATACCACAACAACGTGCTTGGCACCTGTCTTTTCAGCGTGGCTTCTAACCTTGTCAATTAGTTTTAAATGGCCAGTAGTTGGCGGATTCATCCGGCCAAAGGACATCACCACCGGCTTCTTGGCGGCGTCTTTTTCTTCTACTAACTCTAAAAACGTTTTCATTTACGCACTTTCAATAAATTGGCTTTAGCAAATTCTTTACGGTCAACCAGTTTAGTTGGTTCACCTGCATGATTTACCACAAATCCTTCTGGACCTGTTCTTTTACTATCTATGTGATGTTCCAAACCACCTTCGTGTTGGTTCAATGTGTTAACCAAAACACCTTTCGCTTGTTGAAGATGTTGATGCATTTTTAATAAATTATCATAATGTTTTTTGTTATTATCAATGTGATCCAGATGTGATTTTAACTCTGTTTGTTTACGACCTTGTGCGGCTGGAGTTTTTAACTTGGCAGAAGCCTTTGCATACTTATCGGCAATATGTTTCTTTAGACCTTCAGAAGAGGGTTTTTCATCCGTTCTTACTGTGTGATTAATATATGTTGATAAATGTCCAGTTTCACCACCATGTGGTTCAATTGCCTTATACATGGTCTTTTTGTGCATATCATGTATCTTCTGAGCTGCATCCATATGTTTATGAAATTCGGCTTGGTCTGAATCGGAATAATGAACCTGTTTTGTATCGTGTGTAGGTGCTTTTTGATAAACATCTGGATGTTGTGCAAAATTATGTAAGTCTGGATGAGGATCCGCTTTCATAGAGGCAATGTTATCACCATGATATTGCGTGTGTGTTACAATACCAATTTTAGACCTTTTAATTCTATCTGCTTCTTCACCTTTTGCGGTATAGGTGATGGTGTTGGGTGTAAATGATACTTTGCCATTTTTACCGTGTTCTAAATCGGTACCAGAGTGCATGATATCCCCTTGATATACGCCTGTTTTAGGCGCTACCTTTTTAAGGTGATTCAAGGCTGCATGGAGTTTGTCCATGAGACCTGGAGCGTGTCCATGGTTCTTTTCAATGTCTTTATGAGTATAGTTAATCTTTGGTTTTACATTGAAGGCGGACTTAGATGCCACAAAGAATTTACCAGTTTCGGGATGATGGCCGAATACTACAGATGGTGAACCATCGTATTTCATTGTGAGGTGTGAACTGTTTCCACCAGACTTGATGTGTTCATGTGCTTGATTCAATGCACCTTTTGTATGTTCAAAGCCTTTTGCGCCATGGAATAGAGGACGGTCCTCAGCATGGTGAATATGCTTGAGTTTGCCATCATCGGCCTCAGCTTCTTCCCGCAGAAAAGTTTTAAAAGATTGCATTAGTTCCTTTTAGGTTGCAACACACTATGGTTACCAAAAAAGATAGATTCGTGGATGTATTTATCCAACTTTTTAATTAACTGGTCACAATCTTAGAAAGATTGGCTCTGATACATAGTGACCAGATTATTCGGTTTTAATCAGGGTATCGATTATTTGGCGAATGTTATATTTTGGTATGTAACCTAACTTGATAATCTTAGATACATCCAAGACCATGTTTTTGGTTTGCACGGTCTTATGAAAGTCAACAGCCTCAATTGAATTCAATTTTGCGGTAGAACCGCTACTTGTGACAGCATACTCTAAAGCATCTTTTAGATAAATTTCTTGACCGTTACCTATATTATATATTTCGTTTGGTGAACCACCATCAATAATCAGATTGATAGCCTGAACTACATCATCAACATATATGTAGTCACGAAATACGTTGCCACCATCATATAAGTTCACATCACGATTATTTACAATCTCATTAATCATGTATTGTAAAGCGTTCTTTTTCTTAGATACCTTACCATCAGTTTTACCTAATACATTGGCCAGTCTGAAAATTCGATACTTAATGTTAAATGTTTCACAATATGAAATAATTAACTGTTCAGCACAACGCTTGGTGATTGAATAAAAACCTTTGGGGTCACAATATGCTGTTTCTTTTGCCGGTAAATTTACATCACCATAGACAAACCAAGAACTGATAAAATTAAATGTTATGTCACCTTTACCTTTGAGTGATTGTAACACATACATCAATGTAGTTAAGTTGGTATCGATATCAATATGTAAATCTGTATGTACATTATAATTATCAATAGTTGAAATGAAGTATACTACATCTGTAACTCCATCTTTCACCTCATAATCTTCTCTATCATTTACAATAATATTATCGTGGTTTTCATTGGTAGTCAATTCTACATAACGACTACCAACAAAGCCTGAACCACCAAATACATTGATTAAGCGTTCCATTTTTTACATACCTTTTCAATATAATTTAAAATCTTATCATTCCATAATGGTGAACAACCAACAAAGAATACATTACTCAATGCTAGATTTGAATTAGGATATTTTCTATAATCATCCAAGTGTTCGTAACCAGGATGTATTAAGATGTTACCACTAAAGTAATTGCGTGTTTGTACTTTGTTGGCCTCAAAGTGAGCAACTAACTTTTCTTTAATTTCTTGTGATTCACAATATATTGGAACACCAAACCAAGATGGGTCACCTTTAGGCAAAGCATCAATCACTCTTACCTCTTTAATATTATCTTCAATGAACTTCTGAACTTTGTTTTTATATTCACGGCGTTTCTCATCAATATATTCAAACTTCTTCAACTGTTCAATACCAATAGCACCTTGTAGGTCTAGTGGTTTCAGATTATAACCCATTGTTGTAAACACGTATTTGTGGTCAACAACACCGTTATAGTTATTCAACCATTCATCAAAACGATTACCACAAGTACCACATTCTAACAGATTATTAGAACCAACACAATAACAGTCACGACCCCACCAAGATATTGAACGAATGATATTAATGAGACCATCATCATTGGTAGAAACCATTCCACCTTCACCAGTAGAGATGTGGTGTGCAGGATAGAATGATGTAGACCAACAGTAGTAATAGTCTGTCAACATCTTACCATCATAGTTGGAACCCAAAGAATCACAGTTATCACCAATCAATAGAATTCCGTATTTTGTACAAATGTCACGTAAAATGTCCATATCAGGAGGATTACCGAGAACTGGTGATACAAAGATACCTTTGGTTCGTGGTGTAATCTTTTCTTCAATCTTGGTTAGGTCAAAGTTAAGTGTATCTAATTCAATATCAATGAATACTGATTTCAGACCATTCTGTTCAATTGGCGCAATCGTTGTAGGGAATCCGACAGGTGACACAATAATTTCATCACCGTTTTGCCACTTTAGATAATGCTTCAATGCAGTAATCATTACCAAGTTAGCAGAGCTACCTGAGTTGACCATGTGAGAATTTTTCACTTGGAACTTTTTACTGAACTTCATTTGGAACTGTGCTACTTTTTCACCTGAGGTAATCCACTTACCGTTCAGTAATGTATCCATAGCAGCATACATTTCATGTTCATCCCATAATTGACCAGAATACTGAACAAATTGTCCTTCTTCATAATTATCATAGTTCTTTGCATATGCTGGTCTAATATTCTCAGACAATGCTTTAATCATATCTTGGTTAGTCATTTTGTAAAACTTTCTATTGTTAATTCAAGGCCTTGTTCAAATGTGAAACTAGGTTCATATCCTAATTGTTCTTTGATTTTGGTATAATCTATTGAATATCTTCTGTCGTGTCCAGGTCTATCTGTAACATATTCAATTAAACTTGTTGGTTTACCAAGTTTTTCTAATATTATACTCACAATATCTATATTTGGCAACTCTGTACCGCCACCTATGTTATATTTTTGACCAATTATACCTTTTTCTAAGACTATATTGATACCTCTACAATGGTCATCAACATATAACCAGTCACGTACATATCTACCATCACCATAAACTGGTATCTTTTGATTATTCATTGCTCTTGTTATAATCGTAGGTATAAATTTTTCTCTATGTTGACCTGGTCCATAATTGTTCGAACAATTTGTAATGATTGCAGGTAAACTATATGTATTGTGAAAGGCTTTTACTAAATGGTCTGATGCAGCTTTAGATGCTGAATATGGATTTTTAGGATTATATGGTGTATCTTCTCTAAAATTATTAACATCGTTTAATTCTAAACTTCCATAAACTTCATCTGTTGATACATGAATAAACTTTTTTATTTTCTTAGAATCCAAAGCACATTGCATTAAATTAACTGTGCCTTGAATGTTAGTGTCAATAAATGGTTGCCAATTGTTGATTGAATTATCAACATGAGACTCAGCTGCAAAATTTACAATGTACTCTGGTTTATATTCATTTAATATTTGTTTAATTGCTTTTTTATTACCAATGTCAACTGCTTCTAGTTTAACATAACCAGAATCTAATAGAGGTTGTATGTATTGTGTATTTGCTGCATAGGTTAATTTATCGACACAAACAACTGGACCCATATCGTTAAGATATAGATTCCATAGATAATTTCCACCAATAAATCCTGCACCACCTGTTACGATTATCATACTGCGGCCGTATTATATGTCCAAACTCCTTCAATTGGTGGAGATGAAACTGTAGGTGGAATTGAAACTGTTTGTGTAGGTGGTCCTGCATACCAGCGTCCTGAAAGACCTGGATTCATTTCATACCATTTAGGGTCGCCACTACCAATCCAACATTCTAGGTCATAACGATGATGTGGTTGTCCTTCAAATTGTGGTTTGAAATTATTTTGTGGTGGTGATAACAAGCGTCTACATTTTCGGATATAGGAAGATTTTGCCCACCAGAAAGTACCTGGATAGAACGCATATGGAGGTTCAGGTAGATAAGCAGCACCAACAGTTTCATATCCTTCATCTAGTTTTTCAACACATTCATTCCATTTCTCTACACAATAATGTTGCATATATCTTCGCCAATTTTGATGGCCGCCTTCTGAATGGGAGATTCCTTTACAAGTCATCACCAATACATAATATTGTTCATCGGTTGCGTGAGCATCCTCTTGAATCTTCTGCATTGTTGTTGCTTCATACCATTCTTTGTAATCCTCATCAAACAAGTGAAAAATAACATTTGGTTTGTCAGATAATTTTTCTTCTAACCATGTATAATTTTCTTCTTTGAAGTGCATCATCATGTTTACTTCTTCAGCAGCATCAAGTAAACCTGTTCTTTCAAGTAACTCAATTTGTTCTTCTAAAATTTCTCTACCTTTAGGTAGGTCCATAGTATGAATATAAATCTTAATATTTTTCATAATTCAACTCCATATTGTTTCGCTATACCGTGTTTACCGTGAAACCCTAAACTCTTACCAACCCATTCATGGTTGTAATTGTGTTCTACACTAAATCTATTTGCAATGTGTGTTGGTGCAAATTTAATTCCATATTTTGTTTCTAGTTCACTTTTATATATCTTACAAATTACATTATCTTCTGGAATTTTATATTGTCCTTGTGCATTGATAATATGATAATCTGAAATGTGTATAATGTGATTATAGTCTGATGACTTGAGGCCAACATCCAAATCTAAAAGAGCATCATATAACTTTCTGGACCTCAAAGAGAATCCTCCGTTACCTACACGACCATCACCCCATGCTGCGCCAATGTAATCATATTCTAAAAACTCATCTGTCCATGCATCTCTATTGACTGCAAAACCATCTGGATGAAGTATCAAATTATAATCTTCAACACAAATGTGTGGAATTAATTTCAAAGAGATTGCTTTATAATCATCTTCGAAGTTTTTCATCCTTGGGATTTTTACCCATTGAGTTTCAACTCTCTTTTCCCAAGTATAATCAACATCACTAAACCAGTAAACTTTACTGATTTTGTCACCTAATACATCAAGTGTTTTGTTTATTGCATTTACAGTAGGTGTATATGTATATGCATCTAAAACAGATATGCTTATCTTCATTCAAATGGATAGTTATTGATATGAATGCCGCCACCTTCACAGAATTGAAGGATATCGAAACCTAAAAAGTCGTGGTAATTTTCAATCAAGTGAATGTCACCCAACTTACCTTTTTCTGCAACAGAATCAAACCAAACATATTCCATATCACCACCTAGATGAGTAAACTTATCACAACGCCACACTTCATTTAAATTAAAAGTCTCTTTAATAAAATCAATGTCAGCGAAATACATATGGTCACCAAGAGTTACATTGTTACCCCATTTTGCAGTCACTGCTCTTTTGCCAGTAGCAATACATCTTTCAACTAATTCTTTGTAATCGATATTTGGAATATTATCGTAACACAATTTAAGAACACGTTTAACACCCATTCTTTCTAAGACATTAATTGCATTGTGAACTGCAACCAAATGAGCAACGCCATAACCATGAACGTGGTCAATTGTTGGTAGGCCATTTACTTTAAAACTGTTGTTCTCATCATAGATAAAAACATCACACATTTTTTGTGTTTCTTCATCGATGGTTGAGTGTGTGGTTAGACACACAGGATAACCTGATTTTTTAGCGTTTTTTACCAAAGTCTTGGTCATGTATCTTTTAGCGGCTTCAACTTCAGGTGTTGCACCATAAGTATAAGCTGCGATTATAATTGCTGTATCATTCATATTAATTCTCCAATTTTTTAGCAATAACAGTTAATATATTAGGTAGGTCACTTACAGGAGTTCTTACTGCATCTTCATCATTACCCAAATAAAGAATTTTATATTTGGAAATAGTAAGCAATCTAACTAATCCATGTGAATCAAAATGGTGTAAGTGTTCATTCTCTCTACGATGTTTCCAATTCATAAACCATTCATCACCTTGTTCTTCGTGGTACCAAGGAACAGAAATGCAAACATATTTGGTTCTTAAATTGTTTAAGAAAGTTCTTAAACTTTTTTCTGGTAGATGTTCAATTGAATCAAAGAATGTTACAACATCTACTTCATAATCATTTACATTTTTTATTTTTAAAGTTCCTGGTGGAGTTGGATAATCAGAAATATCATATCCATGAGTTATTTTACCATTCTTATCACAATGATTTAAAAAAGCACCATTACCATAACCAAAGTCAGTAATTGTATTAAATGATTTGATTACTTTGGTCAATAGATTAAACCGCAATTCAGACATTCTATCATTTGTTGTGTAAGTATCATATCGTTGTTTTGAATATGTCGCAGAATAGTCAGGCATTGGACCTGTCATTTTGACTTGTTGGACATAACCATTGTCTAGTTTGTAATAATTATCATTCATAGTAAATCCGTTCTCCAATTGTTATTCCAAAACATATTAATATTTCCTTGACCTTGTAAGGCATAGAATGGTGTGGTGTGTAGTAGACCTACTGAACCATAATAATAATTAATCTTTTTATTATCATCGATTACAGAAGCAAAGTGTGAAGTGCCTGTATCACCACCAACAAAGTGGCTACAGTCAACAATATGTTCAATGTTGGTGATGTAATCTGAACTGTGAGTCCAACCAACAAATTCACCAACAGGTTCTTTTGAACAGATTACTTTTTCATATCCATCGTATTCCAGTTTTGAATAGTGTTGAATGAAACTTTGTGTCATTTCAATAGTCCAATTACGATAACCATTATATGGCGCATCTAATAAAGGGAAGATACAAATCTTTTTCTTTTGTGGTTTATCAAATTTTAATTTCAATACATCGCCAGTAGCTGACCTTAAATCCCACAGATTGACATTCTGTAAATTTAATATTTTTTCACCAGGTTCATCCGACAATAATGATGTGTTGTTTAACAACCAGTTACGAAATTTTAAGCAATGTATATCTGAACTAATTGAGTTATTGGTAAAATGAAATTTTAAATCTTTAATTTCTTTTTTTAGAAAAGCCAAATAATTCAAAGCGGCAATAATATCACCAGCTCTCAAAGGTCCACCGAAATTATGTGGTTCTACATTTACAATCATAATATTTTTGAATTAAAATTTTTAAGGTATCTTAGTGAAGATTTTCTATTCATATAAAAATGGTCATTAAATATTTCACCTATCGGTTTATTATTCCAGTTATCCATATCATCATCATAAAAAACAATTGTCTCTTTTTTCATTAAGTCAGCAAGTACTGCAATTCCGGTAAATGTAGTAACGAAAGGTCTATTATTGTCTTTAATAAGATTACAATTATACACCAAATCTTTAGTATAGTCAAGATAATGTGTGTCTAATCCTTCTAGTATACCAGAACCTTCAATTAGATTAGATAATCTTCTGTCATCAACATCTGGTGCATCTTTAGTTGACCATCTATCACCAACCAGAATTTTATTTTGTACATTTTCTATTGGCAATAAAGGAACTTGTAATTCAAAATCATCATCAATTTTAAAATCAATTTTTAAACTATCTTTTAAAAAATTATGATACCTGTGTGCAACACCAGAGTTTAGACCGTGACCATCTTTTATACCAGTATCATCAATTAGAATACCTTCAGTACGTTGATTGTATAATTCATGTACGAATAATACTTCTTGAAACATTTCTTGTGCCAATAACAATTCTCTCAGTCCACGGAATCTTTGTAGTCTATCACAAATGATAAATCTAAACTTTTGACCTGTGTGTTTATAAAAACCAGATAATGTAGGTAGACAATGTGAGAAGTCACCTAGATTATGGACACGTGGGGAAATTACATTAATCATTATAATCTTTCAATACAACAAACCAATCCGACTCATTAACATAACGTATCTCAAACAAATCTGGTCTTAGAAGATAAGACATTAGATATAATGTTTGGTCGTAATGCACCAAATTATTTTTTAACAACAAGTCCATAGAACCATCAACTAATTTTTGGAAATCTTTCCACTTTTCAGTACCGCCAACCATGTGGCAACCCATAATATAAACATCACCACGATAGATAATATCATCAATTGGTCGTTGTGATTCAATAGGTCTTAGACTGAATAGATGAATTTTTTCTTTATCGAAATTGTATTTCCAATGATTGTCTGGTGGCAATGATTTTTTATTTCTACAATAACCGAAATCAATCCATGCAGTCAAATCTGTGTCAACTAATTTATTGGCGATAGCATGATTAATATAAAATATTTTCATAAACTGAATCATAATATATTCAGGCCACCAGTACTCAACAAAGTGAGGTTTATCTACCTTATTATAGA